CAGGCGTACACGAAGACGGTGTCGCCGTTGCGTGGGTTGAAGGGCGGACAGCGCTCGATATACCGGCCGCATCAGGAGAAGCGGGAGTGCGCGCGCAGACGGAAGCAAAATGGCTTCGTTGCTTGAGTTGCAGGATCCCCAGTGTTCGATCGATATCGACGATATTCGCGCTCTATGCGACTACTGGGGTTGGCGCGCGATTCAGTGGGAGGATCCAGTTACGCATGCGGAAAAACTGGATGCGCCACCGGGTGACGTTGCTTTTGCTCGTGACCGGCTTGCGTACTGGGAAGAGAAGAGGGACAAGTGGCTGAACGACCTGATCGCGAGGAGTTGAGCATCTGGGATCTTGTGCTGGCGCTCGTCTTCGCGGCGTTCATATTCGCGCTTGCGTATTACTACCCGATTGGAGCTTGGTGATGCCTTATATCGCGCAGGAGTGCAGACGCGAGCTTTTTGACGGCAGAGCGCCGGAAACGCCGGGCGAACTGAACTTCGCGGTGACGCGGCTGCTTACGATTTATCTCGGCGATCGTCCGAGCTACACGATGTACAACGAAGTGATTGGTGTTCTGGAGTGCGCGAAGCTTGAGTTGTATCGGCGCATGATCGCGCCATATGAAGCCGAGAAGTGCAAGGCCAATGGAGACGTGTATGCACCAGTCAGTCGATAGCAAGCACGTGATGTGCATCGAGTGCCGGGCGACGTACACCGACGCCGAGCTTAAGCAGCGAGATCCGAAGGACGCGCACGTGTGTCCGCGCTGCGGCTCGCGACATATGGCGGCTGACTTGAACGACTCGAAGGCTATTACGTTATCGGCGCTGGAGTGGCGCATCCTGTTCTTCTGGGCGTCGTCGCACGCCGCAAGTTGTGTCGGTGATCAGGGCGATCGCATCATTACGGGCATAACGAATCGAGTGCGCGAGCAGTGGCCGGACTCGCCCACGCTGAACTTGAAGGAAGAGTTGCAGCAGCTGGCCGATCAGGGATACGACGTGTCGATGTACGACGGAGACAAAGTTGTCGAATTTCATAAACGGACGCTTAACTGAGGCGATATGCACAAGCTACGATTGGACGGGCTTACGTATCTTGCGAGCCCTTACAGTGTCGGTAACGCAGACGAGGCTGAACGGGAGCGGCGATTTCGGATGGTCTGTTGTGTTGCGCGAAGGCTCATGGAGCGCGGTGAAGCAGTGTTCTGCCCCATTGCACATAGTCATCCGATCGAGATTCACGGCGACTTGCCGGTTCAAGGTCATGACTTCTGGCTGGCCCAAGACTTCGCGGTGCTGAAGCACTGCGCGCGTATAAAGGTGCTGGAGCTTCCCGGCGTCGATAACACGAATAGCGTCGGTATCGGGAAAGAGATTCAGTTAGCGGTGCACATCGGCATTCCGGTGTACCACATTCGGTACGAAGAGGTGATAAAGTGATGCGAGGAATTGGCGATGCGCCGATGCGTGCTACGACGTTTCCTACCGACCCCAAGGAGCGAAAAAAGCATCCAGTTGGGACGGGCGTCCTTGACTATTTCCCCGACGCTATGGTGGCTGTGGCTCATGTCTCCTACGTGGGTAATGAACAGCACAACCCCGGCCAACCTCTTCACTGGGCACGCGGGAAGTCGGCCGACGAAGCTGATGCACTCATGCGACACTTTCTCGAACGCGGTACACGAGATACGGACGGCTTGCGCCACTCTGCGAAGCTCGCATGGCGTGCGCTAGCGCTTCTTCAGAAAGAGATCGAGGCTGAAAATGACCGCCCCGAAGCTGCCAAGTAAATTATGGGTCGGCACCTATGAGATACCGGTGCGTATTGTTCCATCAACCGATCCTGTTCTGGAGGGTGATTGCGACGGGTGCTTCGAGGATGGGGAGGACGGACGCGGTATTTACCTCGCGAGTAGTCTGGACAAGCGAAAGCTTTTCGAGGTCGTTATCCACGAGATTACGCACGTTATCGACTGGGCGTACGAGTTGGAAGATGAGGGACTTGAAGAAGAGCTAGTAGCAAAGACGCACGGAAAAGCGTGGTCGCAGGTGTATCTGGACAACCCCCGCTTGCTCCGCTGGTTTACTCATATCGTGACCGCTTTGCGGAAAGAAAGGAGTGCAGTGTGAGTGGCGACTCCCCCTACGAAGGACAAAGATCTTCAGGCTGCTATAGACGCAGCAGCGAACTATCCAACGGCTGATGAAGCTGCGGCTTCGCTCAATATTCTAACGTCAACATTCAAATCACGTGTTTTAGTCGCAAAGCGGAAAGGATTCAGTGCTCGTGTGCAGGCGGTGCCCCGTCGTAAAGGCGGAAGTCCACTACCCCTCGGACTGGCCCAGCAAGCACTGGACCTGTTTATCGCTCACGGCGGTAATAAGGCAGCGGCTGCGCGGACCATCGGTATCGGTGACAACACCTTTGCTGACCGCTTGGAGTCAGCCATCCGAAAAAATCTTCAGCCCACTGTCCGGACGGAGATTGATGAAAACATCCATACGGTTATCCTCGGCACGCTCAAGAGCGGCCCGCACTCCAAAGCAGTCCTAGCGGAAAAGCTGTCCGTTACGCACAAGGTAGTAGAGACGGCGATCGCGCAGCTGGTGGAGAAAGGTCACAACATCTTCCATCGGGACGGGCAGTTCAGTGTCGAGAAGATGCCGATCCCTGTCAAACAGAGTGATCTTCATGTATACGAATCCGACGATCAAGGACGCTATCGTTTCGGCTTTGTCAGCGACTCACATCTTTGTTCAAAGTACGCGCGCGAAGACGTGCTTGGTCATCTCTACGACTGGTTCGAATCCGAAGGAATCACTCGCGTCTACAACGCTGGTAACTGGATTGAAGGTGAGGCGCGTTTTAACAAATTCGATCTGCTTGTCCATGGGATGGATGCGCAGTGTCGCTATTTTGCTGAGCATTACCCGCGACGCCGGAACATGGAGACGCATTACATTGTTGGCGACGATCACGAAGGCTGGTATGCACAGCGTGAAGGGGTGGACATTGGTCGTTACACCGAGAATATCGCGCGTGAAATGGGTCGTACGGATCTCCACTATCTCGGATACCTCGAAGCGTATGTGGCGCTACGACACAAGATCAACCGTAAGAGTAGCCAAATGCTCGTGATGCATCCCGGCGGAGGGTCTGCATATGCGGTCAGCTACACACCACAGAAGATCGTTGAGAGTTTCGAAGGTGGTGAGAAACCAGCTGTACTCTTGCTTGGCCATTATCATAAGCTTGAATTTCATAACGACCGTAATGTATGGGTCTGCCAAGGCGGCACCACCAAGGACCAAGACGTGTTCATGCGGAAGAAGAAAATCCAAGCGCACGTCGGCGGTACCATTTTAGAGTTGCACCAAGACGACAAGGGTGCCATTATTGACGCCATCGTCTGGATGAAGCGATTCTTCGATCGCGGATATCACAACGGACGCTTCTCGCTTTCTGGCCCAGTGAGAGTGCCCAATGGATTGCGTAAATAGCCTGTATGAACTACTCGCCTCATTCATCTTCGGCTTCTTCTGGGGCCTCGGCTATCTCGTGATGATAGGCAGCGACAAGAATCCGCCAGATGACGACGATCAATTACACTCCTGACCCGGTAGCCAAGCAGTTTATCAAGGACTACCAGCCGGGAAAACTGTTCGCTAACTGGATTGTTGGCCCTTATGGCTCAGGTAAGACGACAGCTATTTTTTTTAAACTCATTCGAATGGCTGCCTTGCAAACGCCGTCGCCGGATGGTGTCCGTCGCGTACGCGCAGTCGTCGTCCGTAACACAATGCCACAGCTTATTGACACAACGATATCGTCGTGGTTTTATTGGTTCAAAGATGGCGAAGCGGGTAAGTGGGAAGCAACCAACAAGAAATTCACGCTACGTTTCGGGGATGTTTCGTGTGAGGTGCTGTTCCGAGCCCTCGATACCGAAGACGACATTGCGCGTGTTCTCTCCCTTGAAACGACCTTTGTTTTGGTCGATGAATTCGTACAAATACCCAAAAAAATTATCGAGGCACTGGAGGCACGCTGCGGACGCTATCCATCTGCGAAGGATGGCGGAGCCACTAACTGGGGTATGTGGGGTTCGAGTAACACTGATACCGAAGATAGCTGGTGGTTTGAAGCGCTAGGCAACGCGCGCCCGTACACCGAGGATGCGCAGGCGTTCCAAGGTCGGATGAATGAGATGATCATTCAAACCGGCAAGACGGACCTGAACCCCAACTGGACGTATTACCATCAGCCGAGCGGGTTCGACGCGAACGCCGAGAACATCAAGTATTTGCCGGGTGGCGCGGCGTACTACGAGAATATGGCGAAGGGGAAGAGCGACGCGTGGATTAACCAATACATCAACGCCGAGTGGGGATACACGACAGCGGGGCTTCCGGTGATCACTACGTTCCGCCCAGAGATCCATGTCGCGAAAGGGCCGATAGCGTACCGTCCCGGTTTGAAATTGATCGCTGGCTATGATCCGGGGATGAGCAGCGCAATGATCTTCATGCAATGTGACAAGTTCGGGCGGCTGTCCGTGCTGGAGGAGCTTGTTACCAGAGACTACGGCACCGTCCGGCTTATCACCGACCGCGTAAAGCCTTTGCTGAAGACACGGTTTCCGAACGCCGACTTTGTCATATCGCCCGATCCGGCGGCAAACCAGCGTGCGCAGAAGGATGAGCGCACCGTCGTTGACGAGATTAAGAAGCATTACAAAGTTAAAATACCAACGGACAATAACCAACTACCGGGCAGGATTAGTGCCATCGAGCACTACACCACGAGACTGACAGAAAACGGGGCAGCGTTGCAGATAGATCCTAGCTGCAAACAGCTAATACGTGCGCTTCGGGCAGGCTGGAGGTATAATATCCCGGCTAAAGGTGAGGCTAAGGAAGTGCCACTGAAGAACTGGGCTTCGCATGTAGCTGACGCGTTCAGCTACGGATGCCAGTTTTTCTACATCGAAGATGACCGTACAGCAAAGGCCAAAAAACGTGGCAATCTTCCTACCTTCCGCAACCCTTACGTAATCAGGTAGCCCGATGGCCATCTACGACAGCCCAGAACGACAGTCTACCGGTCCCGCGCTGGTGATGCCGACACCGGCTAACCCGCCGGTTCTGCCGTCGAATCAGACGCCCGGCATGGTGCCGATCGAGCAGAATTCGCCGTCACCGACTATCGACGTCATCAAGCTGAAGTCTTTAGGGGCTTTCCTTGCGTCCGAGTTTAAGACGTACGAGTCACACCGCAAACTGGCTGAGCTTCGCTGGGCACGCAATCTTCGGCAGTTCTTGGGTGAGTACGATCCGGAAGTCAAGAAGAACCTCGATACTAACCGCTCGCAGGCGTATCCCCGGATTACGCGCGTCAAGTGCGTATCGATGTTGTCACGGCTTATGAATCTGCTCTTCCCCACGACGGAGAAGAATTGGGGCCTCGATGCACCGCCGGTACCTAATCTTGCGATGCCGGATCTTCAGCGCGTGCTGCAATTCGCGCAGCAGGCTGCGCAGGAAAAGAATGTGCCGTTGTCCGACATGATGATCGAGGCGGCGATTCGCGCGTACGCGAGCGAGAAGGCGCAGCGCTTGGAGCTTGAAATTGATGACCAGCTGGGTGAACTCGGCGGCAACAAACATCTGTCATACGTACACCTGTGCCGTAAGGTACTCATGAGCGGCATTCTGTATGGTGTGGGCGTTCTGAAGGGGCCGTTCGTGCGCACGCAGATGCAGCGGCGCTGGCTGCGCGATGTGCAGGCGGGAACGATTTCGCCGGACGAATTTGAGGCCAATCGCCCGCACTTCGAGTTCGTTCCGATCTGGGACTACTATCCGGACATGACGTCGAAGCACCTCTACCATATGGACGGGCAGTTCCAGCGCAAGGTGCTGAACCGCTATCAGCTTCGTGAGCTTGCTGACGACGGCGCGTTCTTCCAGTCCGTCATTCTGTCGTATCTCAAGCGCAATCCGAAGGGCAACTGGAAAGAGCGTACGTACGAGACGGATCTGCGCACGCAAGGGGTGCAGAGTAACGTTAACATACTCTCAGTTCCGAAGTTCGAAATTCTGGTCTGGGACGGCATCGTCGAGTCGCGCATTCTGGAGTCGGCTGGCATCCAGCTTCCGAACGGGTTCTCGAAGGACATGGTTGACGCTTCTGTCTGGATGCTCGACAACGAGATTATTCGTTGCGACTTGTCGCCGTGGGTCGAGCTTGAGCCCGATAAGCGCGTACAGATGTATCATCACTTCATCTTTGAAGAAGATGACACCAATCTACTCGGCAACGGGCTGCCGAATATTATGCGCGACTCGCAGATGGCCATTGCTGCCGCGTCACGGATGGCGCTGGATAATGCGTCGGTGGTCTGCGGTCCACAGCTGGAAGTCAATCTAGAGCTTCTGGAACCCGGTCAAGACATCAAGCAGATACAGCCGTATAAGATTTGGTATCGGAACGGCAGTGGAGCGGAGTCGCAGTATCCTGCGGTTAAGAACATAGAGATTGCGGCGCATATCTCCGAGATCAAAGAAATCATCGAATTGTTTCAGCAGTTTGCCGATATGGAAACCTTCGTCAATCCCGCTACTGGCGGAGATCTTCAGAAGGGTCCGAGCGAGCCGTTCAGAACTGCGGCTGGCGCATCTATGCTACGGGGAGATGCGGCGCTGCCTTTCAAGGACGCGGTCCGGAACTTCGATATCTTCACCACGTCGATCATCAACTCGCTTCTTGTCTTCAATAAGCACTTCAACGAAAACCCTGAAGCGCAAGGAGACTTTCAAGTTATAGCGCGTGGGTCGTCGTCGCTGATCGCGAAGGAAGTACGCGGCATTGCGTATGACATGCTAGCGCAGACGCTTCAGCCGGAAGAGCGCTCGTACGTGGACTGGTATAAATTCCTTGGCGACCGTTTGAAGGTACGCGATGTCGATATCACGGACGTGCTCGTGACGAAAGACGAGGCCAAGAACATTGATAGCGCAAACGCCGCGAAGCAGCAACAAGATGAAGAAGATATGCGCGAGCTTATGAAAGCCGAAGTGCGCAAATTGCTGGCGGACGCCACGAAGTCGCTCACTGGAGCCGATCACAGCACTGCGAAGGCGGAGGTCGAGATGTATAACGCTATTCTCGCGGGGCTCGAATCGGGGGTCACGCCTGCGGATGTTCATGCTGCCAAAATAGGAGCAGAGTTACCGGCTCTGCTTGCACGGAAGTTTAGACTAGCCAGTGGAAAAGACAAGCCCGCTAAGCCAGCGAACGGAGGTAGCGAATGAAGTTTAGGGCGCAGCTTCAAGAGTACCGGGAGCGGATATTTCAATACAAAGACGAAGATTCAGTGAAGCTCCTGCTTAAAATGCTGGAGCTTATGATCCACGAAGGCGACATACGGCGACGTAACTGTCAGCCAGAAGAGCTTCCTGCATATCAAGGCGAGACGCTTGCGTACTCGACCGTGCAGCAGTGGCTTATCGAATCCCCACGTAAACTCAATCAGCAAGGTGATCTGCAATGACGACTGAAGACAAGGCTGTTGAACAGAACGACTACGAGACGTTTGCCAAGGCGTTCGACGAGCCAGCAGAAGCTCCAGTGGCCAAGCCTGCCGAAGCGGCCACGGATGTGGCCAAGGATTCGGCTGCCACGACTGAAACGGAAGCGGCCCCGGATGCGGCCACGACTGAGCCTGTTGCGAAAGCGGAAGGTACCGATACACCGCCTGCGGATAAGTCTGCTGATGCGAAACCAGTAGAAACGCCTGCGCCTGTGGAGCCTGTTGCCAAGGCGGAAGGCACTGACACACCCCCCGCCGACGAGAAGCCGAAGGAGTCGCCGTGGTATACACCGACAGACGAAGAGAAGGCGGTCGTCGAGTCCTATGAGAAGGAATGGGGTGACATCTTCAAGGCGCAGTCGGTCGTGACCAAGGCCGCGACGTACAATACGGCGAAATACATCTTCGAACAGATTCACAAGTCGTACGATCCGATCATGCAGCGTTTCGCGCTGCTCTCCGACGCGATGGAGACGGAGCTTACGCTGAACCAACTCCGTGCTGCGCATCCAGACTACGACGCGGTCGTGGACAAGGTCGAGGCATGGGTCAAGACGTTACCGGCGGCGCATCGTCGGGGTGCGGAGCAGGTGATTCTTGAAGGCACGCCGGACGAGGTGATCGATCTTGTGGCTGACTACAAGAAGGCCAATCCGGTAAAGAAAACTGAGGCACCGGCTGCGCCAGCATCTGAGCCGCGTCAAATTACCGAAGCTGCGAAGAAGGCGGCAGACAAACTTAAGCCAACGGACTCGAAGCGTACGGTGGCAACGACGACGCCAGATCCGGGTGACTACGATAGTGCATGGGCAGAGGCAGTTGCTAATGACCGATAGTATGTGATACAGTAGTTGCTGTACGTTAGCGACGGGCCATACAAGCGGCACCTAGTAACGTGGTAATGAAGCGATGTATGAACTCAACCACAATCTAGGATTGCCATCATGGCTAACATTGTTCAGTACGGCGACATCTCTCCGCGAACCGCTGCGTATGTCGTTAAGGAACTACTGAAACGCGCGATTCCGTACATGGTGATCGAGAAGTTCGGTCAGAGCTATCCGATCCCCCTGAACAGCACGCGTAACGCGAAGTTCCGTCGTTACTTCCTCGTCGGTGCGACCGGCTCGGCAGGTAATGGCGACGCTTCTGCTAACTTCTTCACGCCCTTGTCGCTGACTCCGCTGCTGGAAGGTGTAACGCCGTCCGGCTTGAAGCTCGACTTCAAGGACTACCTCGTTCAGCTTAACCAGTACGGTGACTTCATCCAGATCTCCGACGTCGTGGAAGACACGCACGAAGATCCGGTACTCTCCGAAGCGACGCAGATTCTGTCGGAATCCGCTGCGCAGACGTTCGAAGCGATCCGCTACAACGTCCTGAAGGCTGGTACGAACGTGTTCTACGCCAATGGCAGTGCGCGTTCTGCGGTCAATACGCCGGTTTCGCTGACGCTGCAACGGCAGATCACGACGGCTCTTAACCGTCAGAACGCGAAGTTCATTACCACGATCGTCAAGTCCACTCCGGACTTCCGGACGGAACCTGTCGAAGCCGCCTACGTCTGCCTGATCCACCCCGATCTGGAAACGGACGTTCGTAGCATGACGGGCTTCATCCCGACCAAGCAGTACGGTACGGTCACTCCGTGGGAGAACGAAATCGGCGCAGTCGAACGCGTCCGGTACCTGACTTCCACTGTGTTCGTTCCGTTTGCAGACGCAGGCGGTGCGAAGGGTGCGATGCGCTCGACGAGCGGCACGAACGCCGACGTATACCCGATGCTTTACATCGCTCGGGACGCGTACGGTATCGTCCCGCTGCGTGGTCGTGACTCGCTGACGCCGATGGTTGTCAATCCGAAGCCTGCGGCAGGCGACCCGCTTGGTCAACGCGGTTCGGTCGGCTGGAAAGCGTGGCAGTCGGCAGTCATCCTTCAGGACGCGTTCATGGTCCGGCTGGAAGCTGCTGCGACAGCGTAACCAATGGGCTGATGGGGGCGGAAACGCCCCCGTAACCTCCTAAAGGAAACGACATGGCTACTACGCAATATATCCAAGCTGCAAATATCGACCCGGCGGTCAAAGCTGTTCTGGAAACGCTGAAGGCTGACATGCTGACCAACAGCGTGAATGCGACGGCGGTGCAGACTGACCTCGATGCGACGGAAGCTACGATCGTCACCGATCTTGGTAATCTGCGCACCGCGATCAACAATGTCGTAACGAAGCTGAACGTGAACGCAGGAGTCGCCGAGAGTGACTTCGCGGCTGCGCCAGCCATCACCACAGCGTAACCACTGCCTTATTGAGGAAATGTCATGACTGCTCAAACTCTCACCACCAACACCCTAGTCAAGCAGGCCGGGATTCCGGAGATGGCGACGGGTAAGATGGTTACGGACGCTGGCTCTGCCACCGACGAAACTGTCTACGTTGGCTTCAAGGCCCGCTACGTGAAGATTACCAACATCACGGACACGATCACGTACGAGTGGACCGAAGGGATGGACAATCCCGGCGGTCTGAAGACGGCTGCCAACGGTGCGCTGTCGTACTCAAGTACGGAAGCGGCCGGTATTACCGTCAGCGACAAGGCTACCAGCAATTCCGGTACCTCCGTTTCACTAGTGGAAGATCCGGGTCTGCACTCTTCGGACTCGCATACGAATGTCCAAGGTGGCCTCGTTGGCTTCGGCATTACGTTTGATGAAGACATCATGGTCGCGTCCAAGACGTTTGTGTGGTACGCGCTTG